GGACTGCTCACGGGGGTGCGGAAGCTGTCGACGCAAACATAGGATCTTTCGAGAACTATGGGAACGTCCCAGTTAAAACATCCAGTGGGAAGTCCACAATCCAGCGGAGTTCGCTGTATGGGTTCATTGCAGAGCCAACAACGAAACCTGCCAAGCTCAAACCATTCATCAAGGATGGAGAGGTCGTTGATCCTCTTGAGATGGCCAGGAAGAAAGCAGACACTCCCAATGTCCCAGTCGACCAGACGATTCTCAAACAATGTGTTCATCATTATACTCAGAAGTTGCTCGATCTCAAGCAGAATTCCGACGATGAGGCTATTCTCACGTGGGAAGAAGCTATCAAGGGCAAGGAAGACGAATGGTACCAACCTATCAAGCGAAATACCTCACCAGGTTATGGTTGGCCAGCAGGCAACAAGACCAAGTACCTGGGGGAGAACGAGACGTATGTCACGGATCACCCAGAGGTTCTCGCGAAGAGGGATGAGTACATGAAGAGGTTGTTGGCGGGACAACGGGCTGGCGGGATTTTTACCGACAGTCTGAAGGATGAACGCCGTTCAATCGAGAAGGTCGAAGCAGGGAAGACTCGTCTGTATGCCGCTGCTGAGATGGTGTGGTGCATCATCTTTAGGCAGTACTTCATGGGTTTCAACGCTCATGTGATGAGGAATTGCATCGCCGCTGAAAGCTGCGTGGGTATCAACCCATTTGGTATGCAGTGGTCGCAGTTAGCTGATCTCATGAGAACAAAAGGGAAGCACGTCGTAGCAGGAGATTTTTCCAACTACGACGGTACGCTTTCATCGGCGGTGCTCTGGGCATGTCTCGATGTGGTGGAGTCTTTTTACAAGAATTCCACTGCTGAAGAGCGTCTCATTCGCCGTGGGCTTTGGTGTGACATTGTCAACAGTCTTCATGTGACAGTTCCTTTCGAGGGATTGAAGCATGGGAAAGTTGGCATTCTGTACGCCTGGACCCACTCTCAGCCGAGCGGAAACCCATGACAGTCATTCTCAATTCAATTTATCACAGCATCGTCGCTAGGTATGTGTACAAGTTGTGCGCCCTGAAGTACTCTCCGGAGCATTTTGGGTTGGACAGTTGGGATCGCCACGTGGCTCATGCGAGTTACGGGGATGATGACCTGTACAATATCTCTGATGAAATCATTGGATGGTTTAATCAGAAGACGATGTCTGAGGGATTCCTTGAGTTGGGAATGGTGTATACAGACGAGTGTAAGACCAACACGAGTGGTCTTTCACGAAGGTTGGAAGAAGTCGCTTTCCTCAAGCGACGATTCGTGTACGATCGAGTGCGCGGAAGGTGGAGGTGCCCGCATCAACTCGAAGTCATTCGGGAGATGCCGATGTGGGTGAAGAGGAAGAAGGATCAGGACCAAGTGGTGGCAGAAACATTAGAAGAAGCCGTCCACGAGCTCGCCCAGTTCTCAGAGGAAGAGTTCAACGAGCATGTTGGTATTTTCCATGAGGCCAGAGAAAAGGTGAAGAGGAAGTGTTCAGTCACTTTCCTCACCTGGCAGGAATACCAAGATGTCGAAGAATGCCGTCTGGGACGATTCGTAAAACTGCGTGATCGGGCCGAGAAGGAGATTGCCGAAAAACTTCTCGGGACTGCTGCAGTCTCCGCCCGTTTTGGCGGAGGATGGGAGAGTTGTTTAGCTCTAGCGCGTCACGTTTGCCCATCTCAAACAATAGGATTTGACGCCGGCACGTCAGCTGCAGGTTCAGGTGGACCTGCTCACTCGACGTTAAAACATTCACCTGCCGAACAATCAACCGAAACAAACACCACCACGATGTTAAACGAAC